TTTCCACTTCCATTTCCAAATCTAATTGTAGACGTGTTATTTTGAAAATTTCTTTCCACAATATATCTAAAAGGCGCCGCAGTTGGGTACATATAATTTTCTTTAGTATCTTCTACTTTTAAATAAACTGTATTTTGGCTTAAAAATTCTACCTCATAATATTCGTTCAAATTATCGTCTACAATTTTTACAATTTTTTGAACATTTTCATTTTGTAAATTATAAGACAAGAAAAAGTTTTGATTATCACTATCAAAAGAAACTGTCTCGGAAGTAAAAACTCCTGAAGTACACAAACCTTTTTTCTCTAAAATTAACTTTAGAGCATTACCATTTTGATCTTCTTCTGATATCTCTTTTAAATGATCTTTTCTAAAATCAACATCTTCAGATAATATAAAGTTTATACCATCATCTGAAACTAGCGTAGTTCCTGCTTTAACTATTGGTAACTGATTAGAATCAGGAATTAAATCATTAACGCTAGAGCTAGAGTCAATATCTACTTCTATAAAAAATGTCACATAAACACTAGAAGGAGAAGCAGCGCCACCTTTAACGCCTGCTTTTCTTAAGTGTTTTACTATATTTGAAGTATTAGTTGCAGTTTCGTAACTTAATTCACTAAATTGTTGTTCAACATAAAAAGACAAAGAGTCACCAACTATTGCCGCAAAGTCTAGCAACATACCGCCTAGTGAACTTTCTGAAAAATCTTGAATTTGATTTGAAAAATTTGTATTTGCGTAACCAATTAATTCATTTCTAAAGTCTTCAAAAGTCTTGTTTATATATTGATTTTTTCTTTGATTAATTAATTTTTTTGAAACGTCTATGGACATTAAATAGATCTCCTAATTCTTAGCTCTAAACTATTTTTTTTATCTTCGAAACCTAGTATGTTATATCTAATAGTAATTAACATATAATTTGCGTCATCATTGTTATTACTTACAAATTCTTTAGATTCAAAATCAATTAAATTAATAAAAGGAAAAAATTCTCTTGTACTTTCTTGTATTTCTTCCATAACTATATTTTCTATATCATCTTTTTCTAAGTCTGTCTTGTTATATATTTCATGAAAAATAGTACCAAAATTAGGCTTGCAAAGTAATTCACCTTTTTTTGTCATTAAAAAAGTTTTAAAGTTATTAGAAATTTGATCAAATAAATTATTATTCATTTTAAATAATGTCTCATATGACTTTGATCCTATTTCAAGCGGAATTTTAATACCTAGAGGTAAAACTTCATTACTAATACTCATTGAATTAAGCTTTTCTTCTTGACTTAATTCTTGTAATGTTTTTCCTGTATTTAAAAATTTAATATTTGACATGTATCACCTCAATGATAAATATTTGCTTAATAAATAATACTTAAGATGTTTTGCTAATTTTACTTAAAATTTTATCAATATTATCTGAAATGGTCTTTATTCTATTAGAGAGATCTTCTTCTTTTTTTAACTTTGCTAAAACTATTTCATCTGTTAATCTATTTAAACGATCTGTATTACTTTGATTAGCTGATGTTATTGCATTTAACAAATCAACTGCAAAGTTATTAATAATGCTAAGAATATCTGGAATAGCAGCAGCAGCTTGGCCTGCTTTAGGAGGAATTGAAACAAAACCTTCAGCTACACTATTAATTGTATTATTTAACACAAATTCAATTTCACTAAAAGTATTTAAATCCATGTCAGCCTGAGTGTCTCTAACATGTTCGAAAAGCTTTTTTGTAAGATCCATGTCTTCTATGTTTATAGATATCATTTCTTGCATATATTCTTTAAGTTGTTCACCTAGTACGAGAGACTGACTTTCCTCGCCCAAACCAATGTTTACTATTGTACCTTGACCATTTTTAAAAGTACCTTTTTCTTTTTCTAAAGCTTCGCTTCCTATAAATATTCTATTTCCGTCTATGTAAATATCGCCATTTCTATCAAGTCTTACGTAGGAGTTAAGCTGTCTATCTAATTTACTAGAATAGTATTCTTTTGTTAAAGATATACAACCATTACCCATTCTTGAAAAAGTGTTAATTCCATCTGATATTAGACTAATTGTGGGAAAGTCAAAAGAAGATAAATTTGTATAGTTATTTGAAAAGTTATTTAAATTAAACTTTTTTTCTTCTTCTATAATAAATAAATTAGACTTAAGTTGAAAAGTACTTTTTGAATCTTCAAAGTTTCCAATATTTAAGTATAAATCAAAATTATTGTTTAATATACTTTCATAATTTGCGTTTTCTGATACTATTATCTTAGAAGAGTCATCTAGTAAAGAAAACGCACCTTCTAAGTTATTTTTTCGAACTTCTTGTAAAGAATACAAGCTAACGTTTTTAATGTTTTCTTCAAAATTTTCTTTTTTATGTAATAATTTATTAGGCAGATTACCATCACTACAAAGCAAGTTATAAGAAGAGTCTAAATGCTTCATTCCTCTTTGATTAATAAATAGACCAGACTTAGAAAAATTATAACTATTATTTTGTTTTCCAGGGCCTGAGACTATGCTTATTTCACCTTTACCTAAGTTATTATGAGAATATGATCCATCACTAGTCCTATCTGTAGACATTTTTATAAAAGTGTTATTTGATCCTTGAAAAAATAAGTCTTCTGGGTTGTTTGATATTTTAGGTACACAATTATTAGGATAAATTTTTAAGTTATTTTTAAGAAATTCTATTTCTTGTTTATCAAGCTCAAAAGTAGAATTTCCAAAGCCAATTTCAGGTTTAACAATATTATTTTTTTGATCTAGCTTGTAGTTTTTTAAAGATTTCTTTTTTCTAGCTTTTACTTCTGTTTCTTCTTTAAAGTCTTTAGGCAAATTTTTACTATTAAATTTAATATCTATATCTCTATCATTAAATGTAAAATTTGGGTCTTCAGAGTGATCTAAACCATGAACTCTACTTACCCAGTATGAGTTTGTAGAAAAATTAGAATATAAACTATCATTAGTCTCATAAGGATATACCCACACATATTCGCCACATTTCAATGGCATTTTTATGTGTGAACTAAAAAATGGCAAACTTATATAATATCCAGATTTTTCCCCGTCGACTTTCGAAACTTTTTTTGAAAAAACAGTTTGATCAGGCAATAATTGCAAAAAATTCAGTAGGTCTTCAGTTTTATCATCAATTCTAGAAAAAATTTTTTGAATTAACCCCAGGCTATTAAGTCTTGAATATATTTTTTGACCATCTTGTCTTTCGCTGCCTATTACATATAAACATCTTGATTGTATAAACATAAATTTCTCTAAATATTAATTTTACTAAAAATATCATCGTCTGATATTGTTTCTTCTTTTTCTTCTTCTTTTGCTATAAGCTCAGCTAATTTAAGTATCTGATCGTTAGACTTACTCATTCTTTCAATGTATTTAGACATAATTGCGCCAATATTCATATGCTCGTTAATTCCTCCTTGCATAGAAATATAAGCATCATTAAACATCATTTTTGACTTTTCACGATCTTCTAATGCATTTTCGTATATTTCTTTCCACAGCATCTTTTTTTTATTTTCTAAAGTACTTATATTGTCAAGAATATCTGCAAAGTTTTTAATTGCTTCTTCTTTTTTTTCGTTTTTATCAATATTTTTTGATATTTTTTCTATTTCTTTCAATTAAAGTCTCCTTATATAAAGTCTATATCAGTTCCTACTATTTTTCTATAATGTTTTCTAATATTTGACAAGCTTGAAGATAGCTCTGTACTATTTAATCCAGAAATTTCTCTTAAATAAACAAATACAGCTCTTTTATTCAAATAATCTAAGTTTTCAACATTATCAAATACTTGTTGTATTGCTTCTATACATCTAAAGTCTCTTTGGTCTTTTAGTTTAAGCTTAACTTGTTGTAGTATTCCATTAAAAACTTCAGTAAAACTATCTCTTTTAATGTCATCCTCGTAAGCTTGAGCTACATCTTTATCTATTCTATTTAGCTGTGACTTTTCATAAGACGTAAAGTCTGTTGGATTATCAACAGAGACGCTTCTCCTTGAGTGTTTTAATAATCTTCTTGAATGTATTGTCAACCAATTTTTTGCAACAACATTAAAATAAGAAAAAGCTTTTGTACCATTTTCTGGTTTCCATTTATATATTGTCTCAAATAAAAATACAACACAATCGTGTTTTAAATGATTTATATCTTCTATTGAAGATTTAAATTTATAAACTGAAACTAGATTGTGAACTAATTCTGTAAAAGCTGGTTGAATATGTTCAGTGTATATTGAATCTTGTCTTCTTTTATTTTTTAACTTTTGATATTCTACTATTTTGTTTTGAGTATCAAGTGTAAAA